CACCACCCATAAGGGTAAAGGGATTGTGCTGTCCTGTAAGTTTCTTCATCAATTCCATCTGTACTAATGTGTCCTCTGTTGCATTAATTATGTCCATAAACTGACTTATATCTGGTCTATTAAGTCCGTACCAAACTGGTACAAATAGAAAGTCGTAAAAGCAAATTAGCAGATAGACTGTTAGAGCAGTCCACCGCCAGTGCATTGTGGATTTTTCTATCTCTGTCATACACAGGGTGGCTCACACATTAAAGCATCAGTACCTATAAATAGAACCGCTATGAAAGCGATTACTCCAACTGCTATTGCTATTACTTTAATCATTCTGGTTTCGGATATTTGTCTTTAGTTACCTTAATCGTAGCTTTCCAACCATCTATACCATTGTGGTATATGTCATCTAATTGGTCTACTATTTCGGGATATTCCCTTTCTCTTTCCCATTTATATGCTGTTGCTGCTGCCTCTGCTTCAGCACTAAGTTCCTCTGCTGTCTTATCTCGCACATTCCAAGTGAGAACAACTTTATCTGCTTGAATATCCTCTGTCCAACCATCAAGTGTTTCAGTATCACTATCAACAGACGGTGTAACCTCCTCTAAAGGATAGATACCAAGTTCAGCTAGTGCATCCCAATCACCTTCAGAGTTCTGTAGTCCAGCTGTGTTCTTCCAACTTCTTGGCAAAGCACCTCTGTAAACTACTGTATCATTTTCTACTATTGCTACTTTAGCCATTTTTCTTTACTCCTAATTTCTGTTTAATTTTAGTAAAGGGTTTATCCCAGTTACCATAGTCTTCCTGTCTTATTAACTTAACCGAGTCATACCAAGCCGATTTACTACCCGGTACTGCCCAAGTGAAGTACGCCATAATGGGTGCTACCACCCAAGTTTCTTTACCCATCGCTGCCGATAGATGAGCTACTGATGTGCAGGAAGTTATTACTAAATCTAAATTAGCAATAGCACCAGCAGTTTGTTCCCAATCCGTTAGATATTCCTCTAGGTCGGTTATGTTATATTTCGATACATCAATATGAGATGAGTCTGACAATTGTAAAGAATATAAATCAACTCCTTCTTGATTGACAGCATCATAGAATCCCTTGAATGGAAATCCTCGCATTTGTTCGTGTTCAAACATTTGATTACCACCCCACCTAATGCCAACTCTTAAACCACCATCCTTTTTAATGTAATTACTAAAGCGACTAACACACCTTTCATTTGGTGTTATATATGCCTCTCCCTCTAAATCTTCATACTCACAGCCTAGTAAATGTGCTAGTGAAAATGAAAGTATGTAATAATCGTGCCAGATACCTTTTAATATGTCTGCTTGTGCTACTGCCGATACTCCATCAATTCTTGCAAATAACGGAGCTAGTGTGGCTTGGCAGGCAACAATGACTTTAGCACCTTTAGCAACCAGTTGTTTGACGAAACGAACATTAATAATCTCATCACCAAATCCACCTTCCATATAAATGAGAACAAACTTATCTTTCAAATCTTGTTTGCCATCCCATTTAGGAGCTAACATACCACCTAATGCTGATTCATTACCCCACACACTTGCAGTAGTCCTCCAAGTATTTTTTTCAGGGGTTAATGAATTTATCTTAATCCCAACATTACGACCTCTTTCCATTAAAGCTAAACCTTTACTTAGTTCACCCCTTGAAAGATAATGCCAACCTCTATTAAAGGCTGCTCTATTACATTCTGGTTTCTCTTGTTCTAATTCTTTGACAACCTCCCAAGCCTGTTTATGTTTACCCTGTACTGATAACATCAACTGGTAATCAAGTTTGTCATTCTCTTTTGCTAATTGTTCTGCCTTATCAATATCATCATCTACTAGACGAAGGATACTATCTACTCTTGACATAGGCTTTTGTTCTCTTTGTGCTAACATCTATGCCTCCTTCCACGCAACAAGACCACCGTGCTGACCAATAGCATCAACAAAATCAGTTTCACTACCAATTTGTGTTGGAACGCTTACCTTTATAGCTGTTGCAGTCTGCAACCCAGCGTAATATAAAGCACCATTTGTTTTCATAGCAACCATATTATCACTATTCATTTGTATAACGTGTGCCCAATCCGTATCAGAGCCAGCCTGTACAGGTGAACTTCTATTTGTTGTAGTACCATCACCACACATCCCATACTCATTACCACCCCAAGCCCATAAAGTACCATCTGTTTTTATAGCAGCTGTATTATTAGAATAGCAAGCCACTTCTAACCAATCAGTTAGAGAACCAACTTGTACAGGTGAACTCTGGTTGGTAGTGTTCCCCTGACCTAATTGACCAACAATGTTTCTTCCCTGCATCCATAATGTACCATCTGATTTTACTGTACCGTGAAATAGAGCACCGCCACCACAAGGTATCATTGTATTTTGCCAATTAGTTAAAGAACCAACTTGTGTGATGTCAGAAACTACAGTATCAGTACCTAACCCACCTACTCCATAGCTATTAGACCCCCAATACCACTGCTCACCAGTAATTATACTTCTACCTGCTGCTGCTCTTCCCATCATTAAATATTGTTGTACTGCCATACTGCTCCCCTATGAAGGTGTCTTAGAATCCAGACTATAAGACTGTCCGTGCCAATTAGTACCGCCATCTACTGTAGCAAATACTAGAATGTCCACACCTGCTGTTGTCAATGTAGGTGCTGTGCCCCCTTCCCAATCTACTGAAGCAGGGAAATTGACAGTCTGACTTCCGCCATTAGTCAGCACGAGAGAGAAAATACATAACTCATCTGATGCTGTAGGATTTGAAAAGGTAAAGGTTGTAGTTGAAGTGTCAACAGTTCCAGATGCGGAGTTGCCAAGAGTTAAGTCTATATCTTGAGTGCCTCCTCCTATCGAACCTATTGCATTATTTACTATACCAAAGTCTTTAAGATTAACTGCTGATACTGTGGTATCTCCACCAACAATATTGCCTGTCATAGTACCGCCTGCTAGTGGTAATACACCAGTAAGACTAGCACCACTGCCAGCAAAAGTAGTTGCAGTTAATAACCCTGCTTGGTCTAAGGTGGCTACATTCGAGCCATTACTTTGGAAGATAATATCATTCCCAGAACCATCTGCATTTAAGGTTAAATTTTCTGCTGAACTTTTTATTGTACTCATTCTTTACTCCTATAATTTAAACCGATGCTAAAGCTCTTACCCAGCCACTACTATCCACACCATCAGCTTGAAACGCTATCCAATTAGTTGCAGAACCAGCCTGTACAGGTGAACTTCTATTTGTTTGTGAATTATCACCAAGCTGCCCCATATAATTTCTACCAAAAGCCCATAAAGTGCCATCAGTTTTCAACGCCATTGTATAATATGAAGATTTTGCACATTGGACTGATGCCCAATCTGTACCAGAACCAACTTGTGTGGGCGAACTTCTTTCAGTAGTATCTCCGAGTCCGCATTGACCATAACTATTATCCCCCCAAGTCCAGAGAGTGCCATCTGTTCTTATTGCTGCCTTTGCAGAACCAGTGCTAACTTGTGCCCAATCTGTATCTGAACCTATTTGTACAGGAGAACTTCTAGCTGTTGTAGTACCATCACCAACTCCGCCACTATTATTTTTACCCCAAGCCCATAAAGTGCCATCAGTCTTAATTATATGATGGTCATAACCACCAAACGCACCAACCTTGTTAGTCCAATCCGTATCAGTACCAACTTGAGTTGGGCTACTATAATCAGTTAAGTTGTCGTGTCCTAAATAGTAACTACCTCTCCCCCAAGTCCATAGAGTTCCTTCAAGAGCCTCACAGGTATCACCCGAACCTGCTGCTGTCATCATTAAACTATTTAATATTGCCATTCTATTCTCCTAAGAAGGTGTCTTACTATCTAAACTAAATGGCTGTCCGTGCCAAATTGTGCCACCATCAATCGTTGCGAAAACTAAAATATCTACTCCAGCAGTTGTAAGCGTTGGTGCTGAACCACCAGCCCAATCTACCGATGCTGGGAAGTTAACTGTTTGGCTTCCACCGTTTGTTAGAGTAAGTGCAAAAGCACATAACTCATCTCCTGCTGTCGGGTTCGAGAATGTGAAAGTTGTAGTGCTTGTGTCTACAGTTCCTGATACTGAATTACCAGCTGTCAAATCTATATCCTGTGTACCACCACCTATTGAACCTATTGCGTTGGTTACAACACCATAATCTTTTATATTGATTGTTGAGTATGTACCATCTGTTACTATAGTTCCATCATCGACAATCCCATCTGGCAAGCCACCGACTGAGATGCCTGTTATCGTTCCGCTTCCGTTAATTACTATTGCCATTATTCTATCTCCTTCCAGTTAGTTGTTGCTTCATCCCACTTATAATCTTTACCATCATCAGGGTAATCTACAGGTGCATCCCATCCACAGGTAGATTCATTAAGAGTCCAACTTGGATATGGTTTGGGTGCAATAAAAGCATCCCTTACTGAATCGTAAGAATTACCTACTCCAGCATAATTTTTTCTCAAAGGAGTACCACCTAATTTGTGTTCACCCTTGTTAGTGTTATATGATGTTTGTTTCCAAGTATCTTTTGAATTATATAATTGTTGAAGAAAATCCACTCCAGCTTGTTCAGTAGTAGCAATACTATTATCTACCACTACAACTATTTCAACTTTACTTCCAACCCCTATTTTTGCGAAATGTGCCATATTAATATCCTATGATGTGTATGAGCCTGAAGCATTAAATAATAAAATAGTATCTGAGCTATCTGTACTTACTGTTGGATTACCAGATATAATTCCAGAATAGTTTGCAGTCGGCATTCTTAGAATAACTGCACCTGAACCTCCAGCCCCTGCAACGGCAGATACATAGCTTCCGTGGCAACCACCACCGCCTCCACCACCAGTATTAACAGTACCACCTGTTGCGGCATCACTACTTCTTAATCCACCATTACCACCACCACCAGTACCACCTTGAGGAATACCTGAGCCAGTTGGATATTGGTTACCAGCACCACCACCACCTCTCGTTACACTTGAACCTGTGATTGAACTAGCTAAACCATTACCACCAACACCACCATCAGTTGAAGTACCAGTACCACCAACAGCACCAGCTCCACCACCGCCACCAGCAGGACAAGTAGAACCAGAACCAGAACTATACGATTCGCCACCATCATAACCTTGATTAGTTGTTCCTGAACCAGCATCTCCACCCGGCTCACTAGCAGAACCTCCACCACAACCGCCAGCTTGTCCGTCACCAGAATCCTCATCAGAAGCTCCACCGCCACCTCCACCTACTGAGGTTATAGTTGTTAAGCCTGAACCTGATATTGCAGAATTAGTACCATCTGAGCCCATTTTATTTCTTTGACCTCCAGCACCACCAGCACCCACTACTACTGAATAAATTACACCAACTGCTGTACTAATTGCTGTTTCAGAAGAACCGCCACCGCCTGATGTTTCAGAATTATAAGAATTGCGGTAGCCTCCAGCACCGCCACCGCCAGCATAATTAAAACCTCCGCCTCCAGCACCACCTGCGAGAACTAGATAATCTATACTATAAGCTGGACTGATGTTTCCACCTCTGCCACCAATATTAATCCAAACATTAGCTCCAGCACTTACATCTGTAGCAATATAACTATCACCTGTAGTTTTATTAACCCAAAGATGTCCTGTTGCTGAAGGATTAGTGCTAACTGTTGGATTTGAAGCAGACACAGTAGTATCAGTTAAAGAAGATATTGCTGATGAAATTCCAGTTAAACTAGAACCATCACCATCACTATTCAGTAATGTGCCCGTAGCATCTGGAAGTGTTATCGTTCTATCGCTGCTCGTATTAGGAGCTGTGACAGTTAGTATTCCTGTACCACTTGCGTGTCCTGTAATTTTTACTTTCGACATATATCTATCCTATTATGAAATGTTGCCACTTTGTCCACCAATATTAGTCCAGACATTAGCTCCAGCACTTACATCTGTAGCAACATATAATTTACCTAAAGTTTTATTAATCCATAGATACCCTGTCGCTGCTGGATTAGTTGAAACTGTGGGTTCTGAAGCAGATACTGTAATCTCTGTTACATCATTAAGAGTTGAAACTCCTATTCCAGTTAAACTTGCAGCACTTCCATCGGTTGTTAATAAAGTTCCTGTTGCATCTGGCAAAGTAATCGTTCTGTCAGAATTTGTATTAGGTGCAGTTATAGTCAGTATTCCTGTAGCTGTGTCGTGTCCTTGAATTTTTACTTTAGCCATTCTGTGTGTCTCCTATGCTATAACCCAAGTGCTACCTGTTTCTACAGTTACACTTACACCTGTGTCGATTGTTATTGGTCCTGCACTTATAGCGTTATTGCCACTCGTCATTGCGTAATTAGCCGAGATGGTGTGTGCCATTTCATACAAGCCTTTGTCTGTTGTGTTTCCTCCACCTACTGCTGCCCAAGCTGAACCATCATAGACCTCTGCTGAAGTGTCCGTGGTATTCCATCTCAGATAACCAGCTGAAGGTGAACCATCTCTTTGTACTGTCGTACCTGCTGGTAATTTAGCAGAGCCTGTCGAACCTGTGCTATCAATCAGTGCATTAATACCATCTAATAGATTAAGTTCAGTATCAGTTGAATTTACAGCACCATCAATACCCGGAAAAGAAAATTTTAGTACATTCTTGATTCCTCGTATATGGTCATCACCTTCAGCAACATCATCAGATGCTACTGGGTTTGCCGCATTGAGACTGTCAATGTACTTAGTACCTGTTAAGTCCTCTAAAGCCATTGTCTACTCCTTTATGCTGAAGCAGCTGTTACTGTTACTGTTACCTGTAGTGTGTCACCAGAGATTACTGCACGTGAGGAACTGAAATCAACTACACCATAAAGTGTACCTGCTGTTCCTGTTGCCGCTGTATTTAAAAATGCACCAGCTACTGTTGCTGTTGCGTTGATTGTAAAGTCTACACTTGATGCGTTAGTCATACTACCTGCTGAAGATGCTCCTTCTGTCCATTCCTTTCTGTCACCAGCGTAGCCAGTCAATTCTGCCCAGCTTGAATGTGAAGCCATAGTATCTGCTGCTATTGGTGTACCAGCACCTTTAAGACCTATATACCAAGTTGTAACTTGTGTTGTTGCGTGAAATTGTGTATCAAGAATATGGTTCAAACCTGCTGTAACTATTATATTCTTGTTATCCTCTTCCCATTTGATGTTGCCATCTTTATCAAGACAAGTAACTTTCCAAAAGTTAGTCAGCCCGATGTTTACATTACCTAATGCCATTATTTACTCCTATTGTTAATTATCTGGGTCACTTATTTTTGTCCAAAGTGTATCCTCGTCTTCCTCTATATCATTCCATAAAAAGCTATTCACACTTGAGGTAGAGCTATTGATACCTAGTGTTGCACTTTCTGGAAAGTTCACGTTGTTCTTTATATCGTTTGTAAATCCTGTTATTGTTGCAGTGACTGGCATAGCTAGTTGCCCTACCCCTGTCATTCCAAAATTCGTTCCCATAGATAGAGACCTTGGGAATACTGTATCTTCTTCATTCAGCTCAGATAAAATAACCTGAGTCATTGTCACTGATACTGGAAATGAAGCTGTGTGAGTTGTCGCAAATGTACCATTACCAGCTAGAGTTGCAGTTTCTGAATATGTATTATTATTCCATATATAGGTATTACCAGACCAAGCTGATGTATCTGCTGCCCACGTACTTAAAGCCATTAGCCTTCAACTCCAGAATAAATATTTCTTATTCTCATCGCTGAACCAGAATGTCTGTCTCTGGCATCTGCATCTTGTATTTTCTTAACAGCACCATTATAGGCATTTAGCCATAAAGCAATTCTTTCATCATTCTTAATAAAAGGTTCTGCTTCTAATAGAGCACCATATAACAATACATCTGGTGCATTTAAAGTCAGCCAATTACTTGTTGTAGTACCTGAAGTGCCATCGCCTAATGGTGTAAATTTCTCATAGAAAGCCATCTCAACTGTATAGTCAGAATCCGGTATAGGTGCTAATTGTATTTCGTCACCTATAAGTGTATAAGCCTTTGGCTTACCAGTTGTGTCACTTCCATATAACCTATCCAACATCTCTGGTGTTATATATTCAAGAGGTGTGATAGGGTTTGAATTGATTTGCATATTACGCATCTGCAAGTAACCACCGGGGAGATTGAAATATCTCTGACCAGCTGTGGTTTCCATCGAACTTCTTACTTCCATAGGGCGTATGCGTACATCCCTATTGAGTCTAGCTTCGGCTAGAGTAATGAAATCCGGTATCCTGTCCGTCAAGTCACTTCTGTCTAACCAGTCTGCTAGTGCATCTTTTAATTCTGTGAATGTTCCTAATGCCATTATACTTTTCCTTTAGTAGTACGCCAAGCAGCGTTATCTGGATGGTTCAACCATTCTTTCATCCTCTCTTGGTTTCCCCAAACTTTCTCTCTCATCATCTGCTCTACTACAATAAGAGGTATTCTAGCAACTCTGTGTGAAAACTGAGAGTCTCCTTTATATTCTTTTCTTCCAGCAGTGAACTTGTCCTTGCTATTTATATCATAAAGGTCTTTGACAATCTTATTGGATTGTCCACTGGCAAGAGTTAAAGTCCCATCTGCATTTTTAATTAATTTAGATTGTACCGTCATTCTTGCCCTGTGGTTGTTTACTTATTTAACTTTAGAGCCAATGGCTCACAAGAAGAAGTGTAAATAGAAAAATGATAATAAACATCTTCTTCATTTCACTTCAATCTTCTTTGACTTCTTTTCTTCTGGTAGGTTTAATTCCATATCTACCACAAGAACTCCATCTTTGAAATTTGCATTAAATACTTTTAGATAATCCATTAATGCCCATTGTCTTGTAAAGGCTCTTTGTGCTATTCCTTTATATACAAAGCTATTAGTGGTTTCTGTATCATCGGCAGAATTTCCAGTGACAGTTAGAGTGTTGTCTTTTACTTCAACCTCTAAGTCTGATTTTGCAAATCCAGCTAATGCCATTTCCAGTTGGTACTTATTATCATCAATCTTCTTGATGTTATAAGGTGGATATTTAGGTATCTCAAACTGAGACAAAGATGATAGTTGGTCAAATACATTATCAAAACCTACTGTCAAATTTCTAAATGGGTCAAACGTTGTTAAGTTATTCATATTGCTCTCCTTTATTAAGCGAGTTATTAAAATGAGATGCTCATTGAGCCATCTCGGTTAAACCACCCCAGTTTCCTAGGGTGGTATTTGGTTAGTTATTAACCTGTAGTGTAACGGATTTTTCCGTTGGCAGCTTCGTTACCAGCACGAAGACCGTACTCAACGAGAAGCATCTTCTTCTCTGAGTCGCCTTCTTTGGCAATATCTACTGTCTGGAAATCACGTAAATACTCTACTGACCACATATCGTGGTCTAGGAAGTATATAACGTCTTGGTCCGCAAATCTATCCAGCGTAATGTTGAATGTACCAAAATCTGATACATAAACATCTACTGCATTATAGATTGTGTTGTTCTCATCAACAACACTGCGAGTATTATCAGCACGACCTGACATAGCTGTTACTAACTTTTTGTTAGTAGCACCTAAAAGGATTGTTGATGGTTCACCACCAGCGTTCCAAGTAGATTCTGCAACAGCAGTTATGTCGGCTTCAACAACTGCAGCGTGTGAACCTGAAGTACCTGCATCAGTTACATTAGTTGTAATGAAGTGTGCAGCTCCTCTAGTTTCACGTGCTGTAGAAGAATCACCTGTTACAGAATCATTTTCTGCAAGTAGTGATGTTTCCATATCACGCTTAAGCTCTTTCGAGGC